CTGCGTAACCTATACGGCCTTGCGAATCTTCGTATAAATAACCAAGTCCGCTATTGGCAAATCGAGAGGCAAGATTATAAAATGTGTCGTTTATGTTATTTTCAGAATGTAATTCGTAATCACCAGGAGTGTCAATTTCGCCCAATCCGCTATTTTCTGCATCTTGCCATTGAGTAGTCGGATTATAACCATTCCAAGTTTCCGCTGCTGGGACTTCGTTCCATTGATCAAATAACACCAATGTTAATAATTCCTCAATGCGGTCTCCATCAAATTGATGCGCAAAGTTGCCTACATAAACTGAGCGATTAAGTCTGGCCAAAGCTCCAACGGCCGTAATCTTAATCTTTTGGCTAGTTGCAATTGATCCAGAATTTTGAATTGTGATATTTAAATCAGTAATAAAACCACCAAAAAGAGTAACATAAGTAGCACTTGAATTTTGGACTTCAATTGTCACTGCATCATTTATTTCATAAGGAATAGATGCTTCAGCAGTTTCAATTAAAGTAAGACTACAATAACTAGCTAGTGGCTGGGAATAAATATCATCTCGACCTGAAGTAATAGTAAGTCCGCTGAGAGTTGCGCTCGTAACTGTTGAGCCATTGACTTTAACCCGATAAGTGGGACTCCAAGCGGTCATATTATTAAAGCGTCTCCCCCGCCGCCAGTTCTGCGATTACTATTGTTAAGCGCTGTAGCGACTGCTCTGCTAAACCCTTCTTCGTCAATAATTGATGGAGCATTTACATTAATGGTAAATCTTTCATCACTTCTTCTTACACCTGCTACATCAAAGGATCCTGTCCCTGCTGTTCTTTTGATAAAATTGGCTTCGCTGACTTGCTCAATCAAGGTCATTGCTCGATTATTAGTTCTAACTCCGCTCCCAGATCCTTTTAATCCAGAACTAACACCAGTATTAAATGCAGTTCTACCGCTTGCAATACCTAATCCGCTACCAGAAGAAGTTGCTGCGATGCCAGCATTCACTGCGGAATCAGTAACATTTGCAGCATCAGAAGTATCATTTTGACGCGCTAAAGCGTTAGCCCCAGATAATACAAGTGCTGCGGCTGCGACAGCTCCAACTCCTAATAATGGATTTAAAGCAAAAGCGGATGCGACTCCAGCAACTATAGAACTAGCTTTTAAAAGATTGTAAGCTCTAATAAGTCCATTAATTAAAGCAATTGTTGCCGTTACAGCCGCGGCCACTTTTGAAACCACAAATACGCCAGCTATTACAGTAGCTAAAATCAATAACTCATCTTTTAAATCAACTACTGTGTTTATAAGCCCATTGACCTTTTTTCCCCATTCAAATGCTGTTTTTTGGCTATCAGTTAGAGATTCATCTAATCCACCAGATCCAGTCAATCCTGAAATAAATGCTTCAAGAGCTGGTATAAAATTATCTAAAATCCAAGCTGTCAATTCTTGGACAACTGGAAGCAATGCAGCGCCAATAGATTCCTTAGCTTCATCAAGAGCAATCTTTACGCGCTCCATTTGCTTAGTAGTTGTCTCTGCTTCATTTTCAGCAAATTGACCAAAAGTGCTAGTAAGTTGTTCAAAGGTTTCATCAAATGTTTGTGAAGCCAAGTCAGCTTTATCTATTCCTAGACCTAACTTGCCAAGTGATGTCGTATTGCCATCATAAGCTCTACCGAGCGCATTAGTTACTGCTTCTAACGGCTTGCCCGTTGCAGCACTTAAATCTAGGGCTAAATTGAGTAATTTCTGGGCTTCTTCAACATCTTGCGTAGATCTAACTAAACGGGTAAATGCTGGACGCAAGCCATCGTCAGCAACCCCGATAGCAATAGAAGTCTGCTTTATATATTCTTCAACGCCCGCAATTTGTTTCGCAGTTGCGCCAGTAGTTGCAGTTATAGTGTCGGCTAAGCGTTTTTGCGCGGTCTCATCTTCAGCAGCTGCTTTGACTGCACTAACTGCAAATGCACCAATGGCTGCTCCAGCCGCAGCAAAAGCTATAGCGGCCTTTTTGCCAAATTCAGCAGCGCGCTCGCCAATAGAATCAATGTCTTTCGAGCCCGCAGATAATTTCTTTTGAAAGTCTGCTGTATCTGCTAAAAGCTTGAGCGTTAATGCTCTTGAATCAGATGCCACCAATGCCCCATTTATCTAATATCTTATTAAATGCTGCTGTCCATTGTGCCACAATATTGCGCTGCTCCTGCCGTAAGGTTGGATAGATAAACCATCCGCGAGAGCCGCGCCCTTGTCTGCCAGAGTATGCAGGGAATTGCTTAAATTTATTAGAGCCAAATTCAAAGCCAGCCCATAGCATTTGAGTATTAGCTCCACCGCTAAATCTTTGACTAGCAAAGCCATATTTAAGTTCGCCAGTAGTGCTTGTCTTAGATACTTTGGATCCGCTAACGATTCTGTTAATTGCTTGTTGGCCTTGCGTTCTACTTCCAGCCTTAGTAGCAATTTGCTTTTGAAGATAGGTGGCAAGGTTATTAGAAGTCTGGCGAGCCTCGGTTTTAGCTTCGTCACCTAGCAAGGAGAAGGCTTTATAAACTTGACGCAACTCAGTGCGGTCAAATGCTGACATCTCTTCAGCCATCGCTATTCATCTCCTTTATCAGCTCGACTGCCGTTGCTACATCGTCCCAATCATCCCAATACTGCATCGGGATACCAGTCTTAAGAGCAACTATTACTAATAGCCGCCTTACGCTGTCGGGCTGATGGCTTTTGGGTCATCGTTGCCTGTCTTAATGTCGGCAACTGTTTCCATCCATACATCAAAGCTCTTTACTGGCTTACCAGCGCTTTCGCGTTTGTAGGCGTTATAGGCCAAGAACATTAAGTCCCAGATTCCTATATTTTCTTGAGCTTTAGTAATAGTGTGTCCAGTTGCCTTTTCCCACTTAGCCCACTCTGGCGGTTGAGCAATATAAGTTGCTGATTCGCCAGAGTTATATTCAATTGTGATTGATAATTTCATAGCTCCCGATGCTCCGATCTCTTAACTAAAGGTCTCTGTAGGTGTTCCAATTACTGTCATTGTCCAAGTGTCGGTAAGTGCTCCAGGAGCAGCTCCACCAGCAGTTGGGAAGATTGGCAATACATTGAAAGTAAATACTGCGCCAGTTATGGCTGTGAATGACACTGCCAATGAAGTATTGGGATTGGCTTCCGCGTCAGTCCACATTCCTTCGAATAGAGAGCTTGTAGCTCCCCAATCCTGTAGCAGTTCGATTGTAAATGTCCATTGCTTATCAACGGACTTATAGGCGCGCCCATCAAGGGTCTGATAGGTTTCGATAATTGTCTCGCAGCTTAGGACTGCACTTGTTGCTTGGGCATCGTAGCTAGCGCTATCGAGTGTGAAGGTCACATCGCGCCCAGTTATTACTGTTGTTGGCATTTGGGTCTCCTATGCGGTTTGCTCGTAGCGGACGCTCAAGCGTATGTCTGCAACCAATAAATTGGTTGTCCCTACTGTTGTTACTGACGGCCTATCGACTGTCGATAACTCATACTTGGAAGCGTTGAGCGCTCCAAGAATACTAATAATCAATTGCTCTAAATTGTCTAGTGATGCGGCGTTGCTGAAATATGCAACGCAAGCAGTTATTGTGTAATTTAATTTAACGCGAATAGTTGTCTTGCCTAAAACTTCAAGCTCCATATATGGCGCATCTGGGACGCACACTATTGCTGGAACGATGGGCGCTTCTGGAACTGAGTCGTAAATATTAGCGGCGCACCCAGCCAAGGCGGTTTTAAGTTGGCCTCTGACATCTGTGGCAATTGTTGATGGCATTAGCCGACCATCGTCTCTACATCAAGGTATGGCCCAAGTAGCCCAGTTACCTTAGCAAGTAAATTCTTAGATAGGCGGTAAGGCGTTACTGCAAAATCTACGCCTTCTATTGATCCTCCAGCGGCTGTTCTGGCTTGGAAGATTTCGACTGAAATAGCCAGAATTGCAGCCTCAGCATTGGCATTTCCGACATAGGTTGATAGTCCAGAGAGCGCAGCGTTTCCTGCTGGGATAACATTCTTTTCCAATACATCTGCATTGGTGATTGCGACTGTAAAGACATAATCTGATAACTCATCTGCTAATACTGTGTGTGTGCCGTTAAATGGTGATCCGCATCCAGTAATAATTACGGATTGGCCTTCTGTGAATTCTTGGATTGTTGCGGTCTCAAAGTAAGCGACATTATCCTCAAGCTTTACTTTGTTTATCTTGCTCTGGAATGTGACTAGCATTGGCAAAACTAAATTCTCTGAAGCATCAACAATATCGTTTAGGTAAGCATCTGGATATAGGGATGACGAAACGCCAAGAATTGTCCTTAGCTCTGTGGCTGTAACTATCGTTGGCATTTCGTCATCCTTTCAAGCAGTTAGGTGAGCGGCCAGCTCGGGAGCGGACTGGCCGTCACTACTAGGGTTTTATCAGGTTAAGTTGAAGTGGCAAGAACCATTTGCAACTTTAACGGCAAGTGCGCCGTAGCCGTAGTAAGCAACCTCAATCTGGCCGTTTAGAGCCACATTTGTCTGCAGACGGAATCTGCTGGATTCATACCAAGTGTAAGAATCAGGATTGATTACAACCATCGTTCCATCTCCAGTTGGAGCTGCGCTTTGGTTGATGCCAAGTGCGCGAGATACATATAGATCAAGTCCAGCAACATTTCCGCGAAGGCTTTGTGGGCTTACTGCTCCACCTGCGTTTTGAGGCTGTGAAGCTGTGTAGATTGGACGGCCTGAATCGTTGTAGCTCATAATCTTTGACCATTGCTCAGGTGTCACAATTAAGTTACGAGCAAATCCAAGAGAATCAGCATAAACTTCAGCAGCTGCTTCAGCAACGAAGCCAAGCAAGCCTGTAGCGCTATTTGCTTGAGCTGTTGGTGCTAATTGACCATTAGCAAGAAGTTGAGCAGCAACAAATTTATCTGTTGCAAGTGAATAGGCATATTCCATCTGACGGACTAGCTCATCAAAGAATACTGGATTGCTTCGGTCAAGAAGTTCAACGGAGAAGGTCTGGCCACCTGCATACTTATTAACATTTACTGTTAGGAAGCTGTTGGTCATTCCTGTCTCGACAATTGCATCGCCTTCGTTCTCATCTTCAACTGTTGGAACGGCTGT